AATCCCTACCGCACAGGCAACCTGACGGAAGCATTGAGGCTCGAGGTCGAGAACCCTGAACTAGCCAAGGCTTTAAAAGCCGAAGCTGGTCGTGGGTGATCCACGGTAAACCCAACTTTTTTCTGAGCAATGGCTGCTCCATTTCAGAACTATTCCGGCGGTACTTTCCTTTCGGATATTGTTACCCGCCCCGAATTTTTGGCCTATGTGGCTGAAGCAATCTATGAGCAATCTGCAATGCTGCGCTCCGGCGCTGTGGTGCGGAACGCGGCTCTCGATGCCCGCGCTGGCGGTGTGAAGGTCGAGGTTCCTACCTGGAAGCCGATTGCACCTACCGAAGAGCGTATTCAGTCCAACAGCACCTGGGGCACCAGCACCCAGGGTTACCTGACTCCCCAGAAGATTCAGGCTGGTAAGCAAACTGCTCCGATTCTTCATCGCGGTTTTGCTTATGCCGTAGACGACCTTTCTCGTCTTGGTTCCGGTGCTGATCCGATGGGTCAAATCCGCAACTACCTTGCAACTGCCATCAACAAGCTGAAGATGGCAACCCTGCTGTCCCAGCTGAATGGTCTGTTCGCTACCGCTTACACCGGCCTGCAGACCGACGTGTCCGCTGACGTCGTGCCTGGTTCGTTGACCGCCGCCAACTTCCTGTCGGCAGCGTCTGCGATTGCCGCCAAGTCGAAACTGGGTGAGCGTGCTGATCGCCTTTCGGTGATCGTGATGCACTCCAGCTGCTATTTCTACCTTCAGCAGGTAGGAATGCTGACCTTCTCCTCTGATTCGCTGTCCTCAGGCAACGACATCAAGTGGGGCGGCGGTGGCGTCGGCATCACCAACGACGGCATTTCCTACTTTGCAGGAATGCGCGTCATCGTTGATGACAACATTCAAGGCGTGAACGGCGCTAGCGCCACTGCAGGTCGCGCTCTGAAGTACCCCGTCTACATGATGGCCGAGGGCGCAGTTGCCGAGGGTGTGCAGCAGGAGCTGCGCATTGAAGCCGACCGCAACATCTTGTCGAAGCAGGACGTGATTTCCGTGGATTACCACTACGGCTATCACGCCTTCGGCTCGAACTACGGCGGCGCTGACAACCCTGACAACGCCACCCTGGCTACCGCAGGTAGCTGGACCAACATCCTGACCGATGTGCGCAACTTCGACATCGTTCGCCTGTTCGTCAACAGCCCCTTCGGCGGCGTCACTCCCTGAGATCGCCCTAGGCTTTCTTTGGAATGTTCAGGGGACCCGAAAGGGTCCCTTTTTTATTGGTTACTCAGGCTTGATACCCAGAGCAGCCATCACCTGCTGTTGGTCGAGGGTGTAGGTCTGAGGGGCAGGCTTAGAGGCGGGGGCCTCTTTCGCCACAACCTTGGTCTTCTCCTCTTGCACTGGGGCGTCGGATTGCTTGCGCGTAGCCATGAAAGAAAGTGTGACTGCTACCAGTCTGCCTAGACTGCGTTTATCACCCCGAAGCCTCGGCCCGTGATCAATATCATCCGCCTCTACCTTCATCAGCGAGAGGAGGTGCCTCACGAGATGCGGTCCGAGGACTACCCGGTCATCATCGACTGTCTTCCTTCGGAAGCGAGGCGTTTAACGCGGCAGTACCAGCGCCGTGGTCTTGAAGTTCACGCTTTGCCCCTGTAATGGCCGACCCCACTCCGACACTGGACGCAACGCTCGGCGGGGCCAACTCCAACAGCTACGTCACGCTGGCAGAAGCCGACACCTACTTCGACGGCACCACCCACCACCAAGACTGGGACAACCACTCCAACGCCTTAAAGGAAGCGGCGCTGATTCAAGCGACCCAGTGGCTGGACTACCTGAACTGGAGCGGCAAAGTCTGCGGCACAACGCAACGCCTGAACTGGCCCCGCGAGGACGTGACCTGCATGGGCCGCGAGGCGGTCTGCACGATGATCCCCATCCAGGTCAAACAAGCGACCTACGAACTGGCGTTCAAACTGGTCCACGACCCCGACGTCATCACCGGCGGCGTCAAGGGCAACGGCACCGCTACCGGCGCAGTCAAGCGCAACAAACTTGCCGACCTCGAGCAGGAATTTTTCGCCCCTGACAACGGCAGCACCGTCATGAAGGTAAGCGCCACCGCCCCCGAAGTCCTTCAGATCTACCCCTTCCTGGTCGACATCCTCGGCTGCTGGTACGGCGGCGGCAAGCGCGAAATCCGCCTCTACCGCAACTGACATGTCAAAAGTAGACGACGTATTCGGCCCCATACCCGGCCCCCTCATCCAGGAGTGGGGCCAAGACGCTGTCTTCATCCAGGCTGGAACGCCGACCTACGACGACACCACCGGCACGATCACGAAAGTCGAAACCCGCACCAACGTCAAGATCGTGATCGCCAGGCTGGACATCAAGGAAGCCGGTGGCCTGTACCAAGGCGACGAGGTGAAGATCCTGCTCGACCCCGGCCAAATCGCCAACCACTACATCACCACAGCCGACTACTTCGAAGTCCCCAAAGCCGCTGGAACGGAAGTGATGAAGGTGGTTGAGCCCCGAACTTACCGAGGTGAGGACCCAGTGTTTTTCGTGATCATCGCGAGGCCGCAGTAATGGCAAGACGCACGAATTTCAGGCTTACAGGTGCCAGCACCTGGGTCGAGAACATCAAAAACAAGGTGAGTGAGGAAGCCGCCCGCCGCATCGTCGAAGACCTGAAGTGGGAGGGCCCCTACTGGTCGGGCGACTTTGAGTCTGCCTGGGTCGTGAAGAAAGGGAGCACCCCAGTGCGTGCCACGCGCCAGCCAAGCGGCCCCCCGCCCCCGACGCCTCGACCATGGAATCGCACTGATTTCAGTGTTCCCCCAGCCACCGGGCGCAAGTCCATCTCGTACACCATTGGCAACGAGATGGTTTATCGAAACCTGGCAATGGATCTAGAACCAGGCCGAATCAAGGAAGGGGGTAGGGAGACTGCTCCGCAGGATTGGTATCGCACCTACGTCGAAGGCGGCAAACTGCGTGCCGCCCTAGAGCAAGCCACCAACCGCGCCGCCCAAGATCCCAAGATTCGAGGGTTCAGGAAATGACGTACCAAGCCGTCCGCCGCTATTTCGAGGAGCCCGTCGAAACCGTCCTGGCCAGTTTCGGGATTCCGGTACGCCACGAAAACCAGCTCGACCCTAGTAGTGGGGCATACCTCGAGTTTGCCAAGGTCCGCCTGAACTTCGGCACAACGGCTGAAATTGCTGTGGGCTGCGCGGTGGAAGACCTGCGCGCCTCCCTTGTAATCGAGGTTTTTTCGGAAAAGGGGGTGGGGCCGGGCCGTCTCCAAGAAGTCGCCGCCGACCTGAGCACGGCGCTCTACGCCCTAAACAACCGGCCCAAAGCCCGCGACGCCAACGGTGTGCTGGGACGTGTGGACGCCATCAACGGCCCCAATTTCACTGCTTTATCACAAGAACCCTATTTTGTGCTATCCCTGAGTTGTGGTGTGGTAGCGAGCATCAAGAATCCATAGGATTGGGCTACTTGGCTGTGCCGAGTGGCCTAGGTGCCCCCGCCTAGGAGAACGCCCCCGCTCTTTGTTTTTCTAGGAGGCACAATGCCCATCGCATGTTCCACCTCGGCCCTAACGGGCCAAGAGGGTCTGATTACGTTCCAGCCTGCAGGTACTCAGTTCTGCCTGCAGGATTTCAGCGATTTCGACGCTGCCACTGACACCATTACCGTCCCCACGGCAAACGATTATCGCAACGGCGATCAGATCGTTTTCACCGAGGAAGGTACTGGACATCTGGACACCGCCCTGACCGCTGGAACTGGCTATTTCGTCGTCAACCGCACCAATAGCACCATCCAAGTGTCGCTGACTTCAGGCGGCGCTCCTATCGCCCTCAACGGCGACGGTGGTCTTGGCGCACCTGGCGGCGGCGTGATTGCAACGATCACCCCTCCGACTCTGCCTACCACTTCTGGCGCTTATGGTGCAGGTCCTTACACAGGGATCGCTGCTACTGGCGGCACTGGCACTGGCGCAACGTTCGATGTGACTGTTGCCACTAACAACGTCACAGCGATCGCGTTAAACGCTCCTGGCACTGGCTACGTCGTTGGTGACACCCTGACCATCGCTGGCACCGCTCTTGGTGGCGCATCTCCTGCCAATGACTTGGTGGTAACGGTGGCAACTGCCTCCCCAATCACTG